CACGGCATCCACGAGCTCCGGATAGTCGCGCGCGGCGTTCGCCAGGCCGGCCACGTAGGTCAGCCGCATCATCTGCGGGATCATGCGGCCGGCGCCGATCACCTGCAGCAGGTAGCCGCTCAGCGCCAGCGACACCGCCGTCGACGGCACGATGCGCACGTCGCCGTACTTCTTGTCGATGCGCAGCCACTCGAGCGGGATGTCGTAGCTCAGCTGCGTGGGCGCCGGGTAGGCGTAGGTCAACTTCGACACCGAGATGAGCGGCGCGTTGTTGGTCTTGATGAAGCCCCACCTGTCGCCCACGAACATCTGCGGGTCGTAGTCGTAGCCGGGATCCTCCTCCCACGGCATGCCGTTCAGCGCGTCGATCTCGCCCTGCGTGGGCGTGGTCGGGAAGAAGGCCGTCGGCTGCAGCTTCACGCGCAGCGTGTGCGACACCTCGGACTCGGCCGCCAGCAGCTTGCTCCACAGGTATTCGCCGCTGAGCTCGACGCCGGCGAAGTGGTTCTTCGATGCGACCATCAGGCCGTCACGGCGCAGCTGGGCCATGGCCGTGAACTTGTTCGGGAACAGGGCGGAGCCCATGTCGTCGATCGACTCGGCGTCCTCCTTGATGAAGACCCTAACGACGAACTGGCCCTCCTCGCCGCCAACCGTTTCATAGCTGGCCGTGGCCGAATACCAAGTATTCTGTTCGCCGCTCGACAGCCACATGACGATTCCAGTGCCGTCAAACTGCTTCCGGTCAACCACGATCCCCAAAGAGGCAGACCAGGTGACCGTCAACAGGGTATCGTCCGGCGGCAAGATGTCTGCTAGCTCAAACCGATAGCCTTTGTGGTCATCCTTGTCCTGCTCGACGTTCACCGTCATTTGCCCGGCCGCTAGCTTAATGGACATTGAATACCTCTATAAATTTTCGTTACCAGGAATTGTCGACCACACCGCTTCCACTGGCAGGCTGGAACCGGAATATCCTGCTCGCTGGCGGGGCGTAGAGCTCAGCAGGTGCGCCAGAAACGGCGCCGCTCGATGACACATTCGCCTGCACGCATGCCGCACCAACCAGAATGTGATTCTGAGTTATCCCGGCAGATCCAGACTGGTTGGCCTGCGCGCAGTCCGATCCCGTTAGCGTGGCGCCCACGGTTACGGCTCCGGCCGCACACGCGTTGTCCTGCGAGCTAGGCGCACCGACCAGTCCGAAACTCAACTCGATCGCGCCAGTCGAACTGTCGTTCGATTGGCTGCATGCGGATACTTCCAGATTATACGAGAGCGCGATCGCACCGGCTTCAGATCCGTTGGCCTGCACCGACGTGGCCGCGGCGATTCCGAGATACGCCGTCAGCATCCCGTCGAACACGCGGCTGGCGATCTCCCCAATCTCCACGCTGGTGTTGTAGTGCAGCGATCCGAACGCGCCGTTCAGATCCGCATAACCAAGAACGTTCGGATTGGTCTGTCCGACTTCGATAATCGCGTCGTGAATCTGTTGGAAGAACGAGCCGGTGCCGACCGAATTGATCGCGTTCACGAACCACTCAACGCCGGTGCGCGTATGCCAATCATTGACCAGGGCATTCAGGGCGGTGACGAATTGAGCCTGGGTGTAACCGCCAGAAACCGCTTCATCCTCTCCCTGCCACCACAGTACGGCGCGGTGTGCGCCGATTTCCGTCGCGCGCGCCAGCATGGCGCCATACAACGTGCTGGTGGACGTGCTCACGGCCCAGTTCAGGATACTGCTGGAACCCAGCGCGCATGGCACGAACGCGACCGGCACCCCGGCGGCTTGGAACAGGGTGGACAGCGCGCCGAAATAACTCCCCGACGGCGTCGAGGCGTTGGTCTGAACCGCGTATTCCAAGCCTGTGCGATCGTCGAACACGTTCAGCGAGTTGTCATAGTGTCTCTTCCACTCGCCGTCCTTCGCCATCATCGTGCCGATCCAGCCCGTATGGTGGGCTGGGGCGGCGGGTTCCACGAACTGACCAGACATGCCGACGTGGTTCGATTGGCCGCCAACGATAAACAAATCGCCCACGCTCACGTACGGCACGCTGGCCGTGACCGCCGTGTTGTTCGCGTGCCTGAGTTCAAATGTGCCCTGGCCAGGGCCCTGCAGCGTGATGGTGGTATCGAAGGCGCTTCCGGACGGTGACGCGATCAGCGTGGTCCAGGCGCCGCCGGCCCAGCGGTACTCAATGGCTGTCGGACTACCGGTGTACGTGCCACTGACGCGCACCACAACCTGGTTCGCTGCATCGCGCTGAAACAGTCGGTAAGGCCGCACCGATTGCGTCGAGCTGGGCGTCGTGAAGGCGATGCTGGCCTCCGACACCGTCAGGTCCGTCACAGTGTCCAGCACCAACGTCCGGTCTGTCCAGCGCACCGTGAGCGTGCCGGTGCCCGGGGTCTGACCGGTGAGCGTGCCGCTGAACGTGCCGCCGCCCGGACTGGCTGTGATGGTCTGGTACGCCCCGCCGTTGAACGATGCCTCGATCGATGCCGGGTTATCGCCACCAGCGTAGGTGCCGCTGATAGTGATGTTGACACCCACCGTGGTACTGTCAGATGGCGACGTGATTACCAGGCTGTTGGCGGGCGCGCTGTTCTCGTAATAGCCGTACGGGTTGCCGGCATGCGACAGCGCCTCGGCATCGCTGAGCGTGCGTGACCAGTACGCCGAATCGAGGAAAACGAAGTCGAACAAATTCCCCGAACCATAGTTGCCGGTCACGCAGGTCGTACCGGTCGTGGTCAGGAGGTTCAACGTCAGGCCGGTGGTCGTCTTCAGCAAAACCCCGTTGACGTAAGCTTTGCACACTCCACCGGTGTATGTGAGGTGCAGGATAGAATCCGCGTTCGCAGCCAGACTCGGGTTGCCAGCAGTCGACCAGTTTAGGACGATCACGCCCCCAATGGTCACATACCACAGCCACCCGTTGTTGAGAATTTCGTACATCGCCACGACGACTTTGTCGCCGCCGCTGTCGGACAGCCTGCTGATATTGCGGATGGCGGTAGCCGCTGGCGCGACCGACGGCGTGCGCACGCGCATGAACATCGACCAGTCGCCGGTGCCGCGATCCATGCCGAGCGTGACGGCGCCCGCCGTCGAATAGAAGCGGGTGTTGACGGTGCGGCCGGCCGACGTGTCGCGGCCCAGACCGACCGGCGTCGATACGATGGCCGGCGCGGTCGCGTTGGCGGTCCAGTTGCGGTTATTCCCGCTATGGTCCTTGCCGTTGGCTAGCGTGGTGCTGCCGTCCTCGGCCGCCCAGTCGAAAGCAGACAGAATGCCAACATTAATTGGGTCTGATTTCAGGACGAGCGGATAATTCCGCTGATTGCGGGCGACAGTCATAGATCACCCTCGATCACGTAGGCTGGTTGCTGGTATAGGTCACTTGAGGGAACGTCACGGTATTTCCGGAGGCGACCGACTGGTCAGTCGTTTCGTCCGTAACCCACAGCACTTTCGCACTGCCATCAGTGAATGCGATGTGCAGGTCCGGCGTGCCGGAAGCGCCGGCCGACGCAGTCGCGGACTTGCCGGAGGCGGTCGTCAGCACGCGGTTGCTGCCAGAGCTCGACAGCGTATAGTCTCCGGATGCCATGGTGACCTCGGCTAACTTGTTGCCGGTGACAGTCGCATAGCTGTCGCCAGCGCTGTATGCCGAAATCAGCATCATCTTGGTCGCGACGGTCTTGATCCCGTTCAGGCCGCCGTCCAAGACGTCAGCATGTGCCCATTTAGTCATGAAAATCTCCAGTGGAAGGTTATGCTCAAATGGTACGGTCACGACGAAAAAAGCCCGCTGCTAGAGCGGGCTTTTCGGACAGCGCATCAGGCCAGGATCAGGTGCGGGTTTCCAGGCCAGTGACCGTCTCCGCCAGCACGCCATCAGTGAAGGCCGCTGCCGTGGAGGCGTTGTAGTAGGTCGCCGTCGCGGTGCCGGCATCGAGCGCAGTCGTGCCACCAACAAACGTCGCGCCAGCGGTGGCGACTGCTACGGAGCCGATACGGACTTGACCTGCCGGGACAGCCGGCAGCAGCGCCAAGGCGTCCGCTGCACTGGCAGCATCGGCCGTTTTCGCACTGGTGGTGATCGTGCCGGCGTCGTCGATATAGAAATCCCACGCCGCGGCGCTGCCGTCGGCAATGGTGCCGGCGATCGCCGACATGTCGGTGTTGGCAGCCTTCGACACAGCCGTGCCGTCGACCTTGGCCACCAGCAGCGTGGACGTCTTCACGATAGCCGACGAGCCGGCCTTGATCGCCAGCGTGGCCGGGATGATGATGCTGGTGTTGAGTGCGGTGCTGAGCGCGGTCACGTCAGCCTGCAACGCATTGTACTGCGCGATCAGATCCGCCAGGACGTCGCCCAGCATAACCTTTGCCGCGATCGGCATAGCCTTGTTCAGCTTCTCCTGCCGGGAACCTCTTGGTGCTGCCATGATGTACTCCTATTTCCGGCCTGGAGGCCTGTTTGGGTTGATTTAAACCGGGTCGGCTGGCGCCTGCGCGGCGCGTTCGGCCTTGTCGATCTCGGCCTTCAGGCGGGCAGCCTTCCAGCGCGGATCAGCCTGGACGCCGAGCTCGGCGGCGCGCGCCGCCAGGGTGGCGAGCTCTGAATCGACAGCTGGTTCGGCTGGCGCCTGCGCGGGCTTGGCGCCGACCAGCGCGTAGCCTGGAATGGAAGCGAAGCGGGCCGCTTGCTCGTCGGAGATTTCTTCCGACAGCATGCCGCCGTCGTGCGCCGTGAACTTCACGCCGCTGATTTCTTCCGATGCGTTCGGCAGCTTGCAAATAACTTGTGCCATGGTGGTGCTCCTGAATTTGAAAATGCCCCGGGCGAGCCCGGGGCGTGTTTCACCGCATGCCGATCACTCGCCGGTGTGCGGGCGCCAGGTGGCGCCGCTCGGCAAGATGTTCTTGATGTAGCCGTGGTGCTTCGGCTTGGTGATGCGCAGGTAGCCGAACAGGAACTGGAACCAGCTGATCACCGGCACGCCGCCAACACCGAATGGCAGCGGGATCTTGGTCATCGGCTGGAACTGGCGCCAGCCGATCGCATCGGCGGACGGGCCCAGGTTCAGCAGCGGAACGGACACCGTGCCAGGCATGTCGCGGTTCAGGTCCACGTAAGTGGTGGTGGTGCCGGTCTTCTTGACGACCTTCATCAGGCGGAAGTCGGCGGTCGTGTTAGTGCCGCCTTGCTTGCTGCGGAAGACGCGGTAGCCGGTTTCGGTGGCCGCAGCCGACTGGGTGATGGTCAGGGTGACCTTGTCGCCAGCGGCAACAGCGATCTGCGCCGATTTCGTCAGGGCGGTCATGCCCTTGCCTTCCGCGTCGATCGCTTCCACCGCGTAGTAGTAGTTGCCGGCGCGGGTGGTGGTGAACTGCGAAGACACATCGGACGCTGCAACGCCGGTCAGGCTGGCCGGCTTGATGCCGACGTTGGCCGTGGCGATAGCGGACTGCGTGACCTCGAACGGGTGGACCATCGGCACGCTTTCGTCGTGGATGAACGTGTCCATGGAGGTTTTCAGCGTGCCGTTGGTCAGGCGGATGCCTTCGACATGGCCGCCGATCTGCGGGGTATTGCCACCGCCAGGGGTCCAGCGATACGCCGGATCGAGGCCCATGTTCAGGTCGTTCTGGACGCTGTTCGGCAGGAACACGTCCGTGCTGCGACCCCAGGAACCATAACCGCTGACGGCCACGTTGACCTTGCTGAACGGCTCGACGCTGTCGAGTTTCGTGCCCTGCATGTCGATGACGACGTCACCGCTCATGTTGCCAGCTGCGATCTCAGCGTCCAGCTGGGCGAAAATGCCGTCGAACTGCGTCGGCGAGGCAGCAGCATTGCCGTGGTACAGCAGGTAGTTTGCGTCGGTCAGCAGCTGCAAGGCGCCGTTGCGCTCTTCGACTGCCGTGGCGGACACGATGTTCTTGCCGATGTTCAGCACATAGCCGACCTGGCGCATGGACATCAGGAATTTCACCAGGCCCACTTCACGCGAGTAGTCGCCCTGCGCAGCACGTACGACGCCCATCTGGGAATTGGTGGAGCCACCCAGGAAGCCACCGACGCCGTTCTGACGCACGTACTCGTCGACGATGTTGGTCGCGCTGGTGGACGCCAGGCGGTTGAACAGCACGAACTGTTCGTTGTCCTGGATAGTGGTCTTCATCGCGGTATCCAGCGACTGAACGCCGAACGAACCACCGCCGGTCAGCTGCGAGACATCCGTCTCGTAGTTGCTGGCGGTCAGCGCCTTCTGCAACTCCTCGAAGGCAGCCAGGGCGCCGCCCTGCGAACCGCCCAGCGACGGCATGCCGCCAGGGGTCGCACCAGGGAACATGTTTTGGATATTCATTTCACAAATCCTTTGGGAAAAGTTGTTGGGCGATTACGCCATGACCTTCTGGATCAGGCCCGGGTCGATCGGCTCACGGCTGCGCAGCGAAACGTCGATCGTGGTGAAGTCCTGGCCAGTGATCTTGCCGGCCTTCCAGGCGGCTTCCGACTTGGCCATGAACTCCGGCGCCGTCATGCCAGGCTGCTCGGACTTCGCCATCGTGCCGGCCGGCTTCTCGTGCACGGTCAGCATCGACTTGCGCGGGGCGCCCTGGTTCGACAGTTCGGCGACCCTGGTCTGCAGCGACTTCACCAGATTGTTGGTGGCCGCCAGGGTCTCGCCCTGCGTCTTGATCAGCGCGACGGCAGCGCCCAGCGCTTTCGCCATGGTGCCTTCCAGGCCGCTGACTTGCTCTTGCAGAGCCTTCACCAGCTCGGTGCCATCTTCGGCTTCCACTTGGCTGCCGTCCGGCAGCGTAACGGTCATCGACTTGGCCATCACAGGCGCTTTCTTGCCGTCGGCGTCGGGGGCCGGCGCACCGTCAGCCGCTGCATCCGCGATTTTTTTGTCGCCGTCTTCATCATCGTCCGCGATCGGCGCAGGTTGCGCCTTCGCCAGCACGTCCAGATCGTTCAGCAGCTGAGCAAACTGACCGCCCGGCTCGTCTTTGTTTTCAACACTCATGGCTAACTCCGTTTGTTAAGGCCAGTTTTCAAATCGCGGTAAAACCGCTCAACGTATTCGGACGCGTCGCCAGGCGAGAGACCGAAAACCTTCGTGCAATGGTCGACGAGCTCGCGCGCGCCAGGGTTCTTGCCTACTGCCCCTGAGCGCATCTGCCCGGCCAACTTCTCGCGGAAATCTTGGTAATTCATCGGCGCGCCATCGAGCGACTGCATGCCGAGGGCGGCGCCGCCGGTCTTGCCAGCTGCGTCCGTTGCATAGCCAGCCTCGAGCGCCTTCACGATCACGAAGCCGTCCAGCGACTTGGCGAACGTGCCGACGGGCGTGGTGCCGGCCGGACTCAGGTCGCCATGGACCGGCGTCAGCGACAGCGCCAGGTTGTTCCAGCGCGTGCCGGTGATGACCGGCACCTTTGCCTTGGTCAGCGGGTCGAAGCGGATCTCGCGGCCAGTCACCTGCCCGCCCACGGACGCGTAATAGCGGTCCGGCGGCTGGATCTGCGTCAGGCCTTCCCACACTTGATTGGCGCGGGCAGCCAGCGGCGACGAGCCGCTGCGCAGCTGGGCCTTCACGATGGTGGTGCCGCCGTTGAACGCGACTTCGAGCGGCTGGCCGATAATCCAGTTCTCAGGATCCTCGATGCCGTACGCCTTGGCGATCGTCGGCATGGACTTGTGGTCCAGGTCGAGCACGCCGAATTTCCGGAAGACGTCGACGGATTCCTTCAGCGCTTTCGCCAGGACGATCTCGCCCTGCTGATCGCGGGATTCCTTGCTCGCCTCGACATAGATGATGCGCTTCCCGCCTTCCTGCACGGGAGTAGCCTTCATGAGCGTATTGAAGCTCACAAAGTCGGGAATTGTCGCAAGCAGATCGGCATCTTTCATGCCGCCATATTCTTGTCACGACGACCCGAGCGGCGCGTTGGGCAACAAAAAAGCCGCTCGGGGCGGCTTGTATTTGTGGTGTCGGTGGGGCCGTCAGGCGCCCAGATGCTTTCGCGCGCTGGCAATCACCTGCTGTAGCCGACCGCGTTCTGTGACCAGCTCCATGTACTTATCGCCGCCACCGGTCATGGCAGCCTTGCTGGCGGCCTTCAGGTCAGCCTGCACCTTGTCCAGCTGCTCCTCGGCGCGCGCCAGTATCTTGCGCTCGGCTTCCTGCGTCTGGTGCGCCATGGCGGCGAGCTCGCCGAGATTGCGGTGCGTGCTGTCGATGTGGGCTTGTGTCATAGCCAAG